TGCATAATTTCTGCTTCAACGTCTACGCCATGCATTGCTTCTGCATCTTGAGCCGCCTCAAATGTCCATCTTGCACTTAAACGTCTAGTTTTTGCTTCGACTGTTTCTTTTAAGATTTGGATTGACATTTTTCTTCCAGCAATTCCCTCTGCCGCCGCTGTGGCGTCAGGTGAACCTGCGTAAGAATTTGCAAGTTGGAAAGGACTTAAAGCCTCGTCACCTGCACTTGCTCCACCACCAGTTTCCGCATAACGGACTCTTAGTGTGTGAATTTGCCCTACTGGGCCAGTCATAGGTTGAACACCTACTAATTCGTTAGCAATAACAGAAGGCATAACCCTTCTAATTAATGGTAACATTACTTTGTTTAATGTTGCTACTGAACCTGCACCAGTTGCCCCTGCGGTTGCCGCCTCATTCAAATAGCTCTTGCTATTTTCGAGAACGACGTCCAATGAAGTTTTTCTGTTTCCAGAAAGTCCTTCAAGAAGAGCCTCCTTGGTTGCGGACCAGTTGCTTTCAAATAAATCTGCCATTTTAAATACTCCTAATTATTTTGAAAGTCCGGCTAATTTTCTGAGAACGTCGATTTCGACAATCCCAGTTTCGTCATTGGAAGATGCACTAGGTACAGCCGCCTTATCACCAGTGTGTTCTTTCTTTACCACTGATTCTGACAATGTCTTTTTCGCTCTTGGTGTTTTGCCATCTAAAACTGATGGAAGATACTTATTGAATTGCTTCTCTAAGTTCTCTGTCTTAACACTTTCAAGTAAATCGGACATGATTTCTTTCTTCTCTTTGCCTAGTGGGCTCATTAACTCGTTCAAAGTCTCTTTTCTTTCGAATCGATCGTTTGCAACTTTAAGTTTAGATTCTACTAAATTAGCAGTCTCTTTACCTTTAGCAATTATTTTATTTGCTTCGTTAAGTTTTGAATCCATATCAGCGATTTGTTTCTGTAAATTCTTAAGGTCTTTACTTTCGTTTAGGTAACTAGTACCGTATTCGTTAGCAAATGATTCAAAAATTCTACGACCAAAGTCGTTTTCACGTGCCTTAGTTATGTCATTACGGAAAGATGAAACTTCTTTTGAGATTACGTTGTTTACAACGCTCTCTACTTTGTCTGCGGCTTTCTTAATAAAGTCTACCTTCGACTCAGCAAGTTGTTTTTTTCCTTCTCTTACCATTTTGACTTTTTGCTCAACTAAAGATTTTTTATCTTCGTGGAATTCGGATAGTTCACCAGCAAGTTGTTCTGTTACGAACTCATCAAGTTTTTCAACGTGTTCGCTTACTTTTGATCTATCTGCACGAAGTTCTCTCACTTCATTTGCAACCGCGTGGGTTACAAACTTGTCAAGTAGTTTAGCATGTTCACTAATGGCTTTGTGATACTTCACTCGATCGTTTGCTAGGGATTGTTTCTCTTCTGCAATTTGTGAAATTTCTGATGCAACTTTTTCTGAGATGAAATTGTCCATTGCTTCAACAATCTGACTTTTGTCATGACTGTATCGCTGGGCAAACTCTTCTCTAAGTTCCGCAGTAAGTTCGTCTCTTGCTTCTGAGATTTTACTTTCCCATGCTTCTTGAAGACCTGTCTTAACTTCTTCAGTTAAGTCTGTTCCTTCAAGTAGGTCGTTAAATGTCACTGCCATTGTAGTTCTCCTACTTCTATAATTTTAGTTCATTGATGAAGTCAGTTATTGATTTCATCAAATATTTTTCTGCACTTTTATCGTGTGTAACAGACGATGCAAGTTCATGTAGAACTGCGCCGCCTCTCATGTTAAATAAACTTTCATAGATAGTCTTTGGATAGGCATCTGGTGCACTAGGTTGTGCCACAATGTCTACTGTAACTATATCGAAGTCGCTTACTTGTCCACTATCGTTGACATTTCCACTTCCTCGGCTACTTACACCAAGTTTAGCACCTGCCTTTAACAATGCTCTTGCAATGTTACCCATCGGTGTCTCTATGATTTTTAACTTTCCTAGACCATTTGCATCATCTACATGCATATCAGTTATTATATGACTGACACGGTCTAAATTAATTTGTAGTTCCTCTGGATGGTCTAATTCGCCCATCACAGTCTCACCTTTTGTTAACCTGGTTCTCACACTCTCTACGGCTTTGGCTATTTCGTCTTTAGGATATACTCTTCCATTTTGATTTTTTACGTCACCTTGGATGAATAATCCTTGCATGAATAGTTCCTTACCATCTGCTGATTCAATTAATTGAACCTTAGATTGTTCTGGACTTATATATTCAAACAGTTGTCTTGTAGTCGCCATAGTTTACTCCTTCAGTAATTAAAAAGACTTATGCCTTTTTAGGTTCAACTTTAATGTTGTCTGTTGGTGTGTGATCTTTTGGTTTGTTGTCGCCTTTGTTGCCTTCTCCGCCGTCTTTGGCTTTTACAGGTGTACCTGCGCCTTGGATTTTGGTTTTCTTAGGTGCTTTAGTAAACGGTGATTCATTTGAATCCGCTTCGCCACCTTTAGGCTCTGCTACATTGTTAGATAATTTAGTTGCTTCTTCAAGCTCGTTATCTTCGTCTGTAGTTTCGTCTAGGTCATATTCAACTGATTCCATATCCATGTCCATTTCATCTTCCATGTCCATATCTACTTCTTCAGCATCGTCGCCCTCTTCGCCTTCTTCGTCTGCTAGTAGTTTTTCAAACTCTGCTTTAAGATCGTTAAGTTCGTCTTCTAGATCGTCGACTTTATCTTCTAAATCGCCTTCACCTTCTTCTTCACCCATCTCATCGCCGTCGATTTCTTCTTCAGCATCTTGTATTACATCTGTTTCAAAATCATTTGATTGGTCGATTACTTCGTCCATACCAAAGTCTTCTTCTACTGCTTCGTCGTCTGTTTCAACAGTTTCTTCAACTGCATCTTCATCAGACTCTTCTGATTCTTCTACTGCTTCTTCTTCTGTATCTTTTGCTTCTTCAACTTCTTCGCTGTCGGATGAGTCCTCATCAAGCACTTTTTCGTATTCTGCTCTTGCTTTCGCAACAACATATTCGTGTAGTGCCTCTTCGGCTTTCTCATTTTCTTCAGCAAGGAGAAGTTCTAGAATTTCTTCTAATTTTGTTCTTGATTCTGACATTGTGGTCTCCTTAATTAAGATTGGCGGTTAACACATACGTGTGGCAATCCGCATTTAATACTTATAGTGGTATGGGTGTATACTAGGTAATATGGTGTGTTTTTGGCTCAAAAGAGTCAAAAATGTTTATAGTGTAGGTCCTGCATCTGTGGGTGCGGCATACATCATTTTTACAAACTTTTTATGCTCTACTTCTTCTGCTTTCTTAATCTCTCTAACTTTACGAAGTTTATTAATATCAATTAACGTAAACTTAACTTTTCTAGTGTCGTCAGCAGACGTCTTAATAAAGTTATCTAGTTCTGGATTATAAAATTCGTTCAGTCTCATTAAATAGCACCTGTTCCGTCTGGTCCCATTCCTGTACCTGGTAAAGGTGCAGTAGATCCAGCATCTGGTATAGCAGTATTTATCTCTTCAGGCGCACCGTCTAATCCCATAATGTCTTGTTCAGGTATCTCAGCATCTGTATCTGTACTAATATCATCATTAGGTCTTACGCCGATATTTTTAAGATCAATGTCTTTAGATGCATCTTGGAATTTCTCATAGTTATTCTCTTGACGCCAAAGTTCTTCGTTCTCTTTAATTTCTTCTGGAGTTAATCCTAAGTATTTAGAAAGTTTAAACTGATTAGCCATATATGGAATATTAGCAACTTGGTTATAAAGTTGTGCTCTTTCAGTCTGTAATTGTATATCTCTGTAAGAACTGAAGTTCATAGGATGATTAAATTCAAGTCTAAAGCCTGAACTGTCAATATCTATTCCTCCATGCTTGAGGAACATTTTAAATTCTTTATCAAAATCTTCTTGTATTTGCTTTTGCAGTCTACTTACATACGTTGCAAATCTATATTCTTGAATATATGCAACACCTACTTTACCATCGTTATACATTGCAGAACCATCGTCTGGTCCTGTTGGTAAGTAACTAGCAGGTATTCTTAAACCACGTAATAGTTTGTTATTAAAGTATCTGAGGTCATCTATTTGTCCTAAGTTCTCACCACCTGGTAGTGTATCAACTTTAGAGCCTCTGCCTTCTGCCGTTTGTGCAAAGAAGTAATCTT